CTGTTGTTAATGGTAAGTATAGATTATTAGCTACTGACGGAACTAACTGGTATGATATTTTTTCATTAGCTGGTTTAGGTGAAGCTTGGGTTATTAAAACTAGTAACTACACAGCATCAGACGGAGATAATCTTTTTGCTGATACTTCTGGTGGTGCATTTACAATTACTTTACCTGCTTCTCCTACAATTGGAAATCAAGTAAAAATTATTGACGCTGAAGGAACTTTCGGTACAAACAATTTGACAGTAGGTCGTAACTCGCAAAAGATACAAGGTTCTGCTGCGGATTTAACAATAAGCACTAACAGTGCGGGCATTGCTCTCGTTTATGTAAACGCAGACAATGGATGGAGGTTGAAATATAACGACTAATGGCTAACTTACAAGATATAGTAAACAGAAGTGAAGTAGGCGCAATTAAGCCTTGGACTAAAGCTGCGGCTCCAGCAGGTTACTTATTATGTAACGGTGCAGCCGTATCAAGATCAACATATGCAGAATTATTTGCTGTAATTGCCTCAACTTATGGAGGCGGTGATGGATCAACAACTTTTAACGTTCCTCAATTACAAGGTAAAATGCCACAAGGTTACGATGGTAATACATATAACTTAGCAGGCACTGGTGGTGCAAATACAGTTACAGTTGCTGTAACCAACAACCAAGCTGCAACCAATGCGAGTAACCAATCTGTTACTGTAACTGGAAGTATTGCTAATACAGCATTGACTACGGCTCAATTAGCTTCTCACAATCATGATGGTAAAGGTAATGCAAACTCAGAACCTAGAGGTAACGTGCAATTTATAGGAACAAGTAGTAACGCAAACCCTGATGACAGATCAGGTGGTACAAGAAATACACAATCCTTACCTCTTCTTCAAACTGGATCTGGAACTGGTCATAACCATTCTCATACTTTATCAGGGACATTAACAGGTAATGTTACAACAAGTTTAACTGGAGCTGTTACGGCTGCAGGGACAAATTCATTCTCACCTTTTGTGGTGGTAAACTATATTATAAAGCATTAGGAGATAACAATGGCAACACAAATAGTAATAGGAAATCAAAGTCACATTTTAATAGATAATGATTTTCATATTGATTGGGCTGATAAAGGTAAAAATTGGAATAATTCTTGGCTACCTAGCACAATTCACTGTGTAATTTGGAATGATCTTCCCGGACAAAATGAAATTCAAAATAAAGATGCTAATGAAATGATGACTGGTAATACAGATTTATCTGCTACAAGTGATGCGGTAGGAACTACTACTATAGCTGACTTATTAACTTGGGCTGAACTTAGACAACTTCAAATAGAAGAAGCTGAGTTAGATTATGGGGCAGCAAAATCCTCTGATATAGTAAATGGTACAACTAATGCTGAAGGAAAAAGTTGGAAAGATTACGACCCAAATTATTCTTAATCTAATGAATCCACGTAATTATTGAATGCCTATCTCCTTGCGAGACTGGAGTAACTGCATGAGGAAAACAAAAATTACTTGGAAAAACAATCGCTGATCCTTTTTTCTTTTTTACAACAAAAGATTTTTTTTTAAAAAAAGAAAAATTACCACCTTCATAATTATCATTAAGAATAAAAGAAATACTTAATACTCTAGGATTTACATCACCATGATCTACATGAAGTTTATACTCACCGCCTTGACTTCCTTTATACAAAAGATGATCATATCCAGTGTCTTCAATTGATGCGCCTGTTTGAAAATGAGGATGTTTTTCAATATATTTATCTAATACTTTTCCTACACATTCAAAAATATACTGATCGTATTTTTTATTTAAAAGTTTCATATAACATTTTCTAAAATTATTTTTGTTTATTTTTCCTAATGTTCCTGCACTTTCAAATGTTTCATTTTCTGAATCTTTAATTATTTGATCGCAAATAGACAAATCTAAAACATCTTCAAAACAAATAATATAATCAGTGATGTTGTTCATTTGTAACTTTTTTTATTCCAAAAATAAGTTTTATATTTATCAATCCATTTACTATGCATTAAACTTAAAACTTTACTATGTGCTTTTTCCAAATAAAAACCCGACCACATTTTCCAAGACTCTCTTTTAAAAGGAATAACTTGCACCATAGGCTCTCCTTTTTTTATTAAAAACTGTTTATCTTTTTTTAATAAAATAAAAGGAAAATTAATTAAACTAACATATTTATCTGTATCAACAACTCCTTCTATAATTTTAAATCTTTCTTCTAATCTATTCATAGGTTGCAAAAATAAACAGCTATACCCTGGAGGTGTTTTAATTAACCATTTATTATGAAATTTTCCTGCATTTTTCCCAGTTTGTTTTTCCCATTGTTTTGGTAGTTGCACTCGATTATGATAACCAAAGTCGTTAGGTTCCCTGTTTGCTGGAGTAACACTAAAATCACCTTCAATTGGATCTACAAGATAATCTTGTTCAAAGAACATAACATATCCCATTGTCATGGAGTCTAAAAATGGCATACAAGTTTTTACAGTTGGTTGATGTAAATCGTTATCCGTAAATCTTTTTAAACTTTTATATTCATCAGGAATAACTCTTGAAGCAGGTTTAGGATGTGGCCATATATCAAGCATGTCTTTGTTACTTGCACAAAATGTAATTTTATTCTCAAACATTAATTTGCTATAAAATTAAAAGACATAGATCTTCTAAAATCATTTTTTATTTTTGTTTTAAAAGGCATAACACAATGTTGATGTCTTGCTTCAAAAATGTAAAAGTGACCTACTTCAGGTTCCATGTATTGACATGTTATACCATCATGTCCGATAAACCCTAGTTTTCCATCTTTATATTTTTGTTGAGCTGTTTCTGGTGCATCATTAATAAACTCTGGAACTTTTAAAAATAAAACAGTTGACCATCCTGTTTGATCATGATGCGTGTGAGGAGGATTGTATTCTCCTTCTTTCATATCATTAATCCAACAACTTAAGATTTCTAAGTTTTTATGTTTACTGTCTTTAGGGATGTTATAAAAATTTTGATTAAACAAACCCACTTGTTGACATGTTTCTATGTAATCAGACATACATTGTGTTATATTTTTAAAAATATTTGTTGTTTGTAATAATTCAGTAAACTCTAATTCTGATTGTAAACGTCCCGCTAATCTTGAACCCATTGAGTTTAATTTATTTTTATTTTCTTCATATTTATTATTCAACTCTTTAATTTCATCCATAGGTAAATTATAACATTTTACCATTCTTCCAAACATTGTAGTTTGCGACAACATCATTGTAAACTAACCCAAAACTGTATGCTAAATCTTTGCTCTAAAAAAGAAACATCTTTATCGTCTTCAGTATGTAAAGGAGTAATTGCATGAGAAATGTAAGAAGGAAAAACAGTCATAAAATTATTTTTATTTTCAACCTCGTAAATTTTATTATTATCCATAAACAACATGTTGCCTCCTTTTAACTTACTACTTTTGTTAAGAATTAAATTAAAAGTAAATAAGATATTATTTTTTTCATCTTTATGCCAATTATAATAACCTCCGTTATTATAACTAATAACATGTATATTCCACTGTAACTTTCTTGTTAAAAGTTCATATACTTTTGATGCATTGTTTCTTGCATAAAAATGTAATCCTTGATGAATAAACCAATAAGCAAGGGATTCTATAAATGAGTCACTATTTTCAATAGTTTTATTACTAATCCAAAAATCTAAACCACCACATTTACTACTAAAAAATTCTATTTTATCATTCCAAGTAGATAGTTGAAACAAATTTCTATTGTTTAATAAATCCGTGTATAATTCTTCAACATTTTTTTTAGGTAAAAAATTATTACAGGCTATAATATTCTCTGATAAGTTATAGTATTTCATTCTTTTTTCTGTCTTTTTCATAACATAAATTATGTGTCAAGAAAACAATTATAAAAAGATTACTTGATATATTCTGTACACATGTTTAAATTAGATCTCACCCAAAAATTATAAATCAAGGAGATATTATGGAAAATCAAGAAGTATTGAAGGCTATAGCTACCCTTGCTGATAAGGTGAGTCGTTACCACGAACGCTTATTAGCAGTGGAGAGAGAAAACGAAAAATTACAAAAAGAAATATTAGAACACAGAAACGTGCCTCATATACATACAATTCAAGGTAAACCACATAACTCCGATGCAACTGTTATGGTAACTGGTTTAGATTCTGATTTGGAATGTGAAGCCTGTAGCGCTTAATTAAAAAAATTACAAATAGAGTATCTAAAAGATCCGTTACCTGCCCATTGTAAAGGCGAGTGAAAAACATCCGAAGAAAAAAATGTAGCTCTGTTCTGTTTAAAACCAACGTGAATACTTAATTCATAATCGCCTGTTTCTGTTTTATGATAAAAACCTGTACCATTGTTTGTAGATTCTTCTCCATGCATAAAAATTAAACATTGATATTTTACACCCATTTTTTCGTCGGTGTGTGGTCTTGGCATATCATTTGCACCTACCATGGTGTATGTAGTTTGTACAAAATTATTTACATTAAAATTAAATTTTTTATTAATTAAATTTTTTATTTCGTTTTGAACATCACAGTCATTTACTAAAACATTCTCATGCCAATAACATCCGTTATTATCGTTAATTTTTTCTTTACTAGGTGGAACATATTCAACAGACATCATCTGTTGAACTATTTCGTTATAGATATTTAAAGGAAAAAAATCTTCTTCTATAAATACTTTACTCAGGAGTCACACCCAACATATCTGCTAAAGAAGGAGCAAATACTTTTATATCTCTTCTAATTTTTTCAGCAGTTGTAGATGTTCCTGGGTTATCAACATCAGCTTGAGCTTCTTCTTCTGAGTTATACTCAGCTCCTGTATCTACATGTGTTAACGTTGTTTCAGTCTTTACTTTATAATGTGGAATCTTTCTTCCATCTTCTGTTGTAATATGTCCTAGTAATTCAGCAGGTTCAACTATCGGCATCAGTATCTCTCCAA